GATGTTCTGGAACCGGGTGTCGCCGTTCGATGTCTGGTGGACGCCGGGCGTCTCCAGCATCGCCGATGCTGCGGTGATCGAGCGCAGCAGAGTCACCCGGGCCGACCTGAACCAGCTGATCGGGCTGCCCGGCTACAACACCGACGCCATTCTCGAAGTGCTGAAATGGTACGGCCAGTCAGGCTATGTCGAGGCCAATGCGTCGACCGCCGAGACGCCGCGCGCCACCATGGAGTCGCGGGAAGACCCCCGCATGAACCAGTCCGGCATCATGGACATGCTGGAGTACCATGGCTACGTGCAGGGCACGCTGCTGATCGACCAGGGCTTCACGCCGCAGCAGATTCCAGATCCGATGAAGGACTACTTCATCGACGCCTTCAAGATCGGGCGGTACCTGATCAAGGTGCAGCTCTCGCCATCGCTCAGGAAGCGGCCGCCCTACTATGTCACGTCGTTCGAGAAAGTGCCCGGAACTGTCGTTGGAAACGCACTACCGGATATCCTCGCGGATATTGGAGATGCGACAAATGCTGCACTCAGATCCCTCATCAACAACATGTCGATCGCCAGCGGACCTCAGGTCGTCGTCAACGATGACCGAGTGGCCGACAACGAAAATGGCGACGAACTATACCCCTGGAAGCGCTGGCATGTTGTTACCGATCCGCTCGGCGCGAACAATGGTCAACAACCAATTACGTTCTTTCAGCCGAACTCCAACGCCCAGGAGCTACTTGGCGTTTACGAAAAATTCACCCAGATCGCTGACGAGCTTAGCGCTATTCCTCGGTATATTACTGGCTCCGAGCGTCTTGGTGGGGCTGGCCGCACTGCTAGCGGGCTGGCCATGCTCATGGGAAACGCAGCCAAGATCCTGCAGACTGTCGCAGCCAACATTGACGGCGACATCGTCGAGCCATCGGTGACCGAGCTCTACGACATGGTCATGCTGACCGACCAGACCGGCATGCTGAGGGGCGACGAGTCGATCACCGTGCTCGGCGTCAACGTGGCGATGCAGAGGGAAACCCAGCGGCAGCGCCAGCTCGAGTTCCTGCAGATCACCGCCAATCCGATGGACATGCAGATCATGGGCATCAAGGGCCGCGCCAATGTGCTAAGGCCGGTTGCCGACGGCATCGGTCTCGACGGCGAGACCATCGTGCCGCCCGAGGAAGAGATCAAGGCGCAGCAGGATGCCGCTGCGGGAGGAGGGGGACCACCCGGAGCTCCTGGTGCAGAGCCAGGCGCTCCGGGTGCTCCGCCCGGAGCGCCGCCGGCGCCGCCAGGCGCACCACAGACCAACGTTGTCGGCGCGACGCCGGGCGCCGGCCCCGGAACACCACCAAACCCGGCTCAAGGCCCAGCTTAGGAGAACCCAGATGGCGCCTACCAAGAAGTCCAGCTCGAAGCCCGCTGGCAAGCAGAAGATCCAGGCCGGCGGCGCCGGCAAGATGCACAAGTTCGGCGGCGCTGCGGCGCAGAAGCCTGGTGTGTCGGCGACGACCTCGTCGAGCGGCAAGGGCGCGCAGTTCCCCGAGGGCGGCCCGAGCGGCAAGATGCACAAGTTCAAGGGCGTCGCCCCGCAGAAGGCTGGCCGCTCAAGCCAGAGCTGACATGGCTCGCGCCCCACGAGCTCATGTTCCCAAGACCAGTGGGCAAGGCATTGAACGCCTCGCCTACCAGAAGGGGTATGCGCTCGGAAACAAGGGCAAGCAGGGCCGGGCTCGCAAGGGCAAATCGCCGTCGACCGGCGAGACCAGGAGCTATGCCAAGGAGGGCAAGGGCGGCTTCAACATCGAGTATGCCGGCATGTTCGACGTCGAGGGCGAGAAGAAACGCAAAGGAGACTGAAAATGGCAGTTGCACCCATCCCGACAGCAAGGCCGCCACGCCCGGCGATTGATCCGGCAATGCAGCAACGTTTCGAGCAGGCGAGGGCCGCCGCTGGTCCACTACAGGCGCAGTTTGCTACTGGTGCCCCGCCACCCGGAGGTGGCGGTGGCATGTCTGCGGCTTTCGGCGCCGGCGCACGCCCGATGGCTCCCGGCGGACTGCCATCCCCGGAGGAGAAGGCCGCTCGCAACGCCGCGATGGTGCAGCGCTACGGACCCAACGGCCCGCCGCCGATGGGCGGCGTCGCTGGTGGTGATGCCCGCGTTAACGACGCGCTGAACGCCATGGCGCGCAACAATGCCGGTGGCCCGATGTCACGCCCGCCGATGATGGGCGCAGGACCGCCCGGTATGCCGCAGGCAGCAAGGGGTATGCCGCCGGTCGCCGGCGCCAAGCCGATGGCTCCCGGTGGGGCGTTCGGCATGAAGCAGGCAATGGCGCGGCCGGGACCGTTCGGGCAGATGACCAAGGCGCCGCAGATGGCTGGCCGAGCTCAGCCTTTTGCCGGTATGGACCGTAACCGTGGTGGTAACCGGTGAAGGCGTTCAAGAAAACGCGGCAGCTGCCGACCAAGGGTGGTCTGAAGGATCTCGACAAGAGCCAGCGGACCATCCTCGACTATTCGAAGGCGACGCCGATCACGCCGAAAGAGCCGAATCCAAACATCATCCAGACCTTGGCGATGCAGAAATGATCAACCAGGACCGGCTCATCAAGGCAGCGATGGCGTTGCGCGCCGAGGCGCCGGCCGGCTGGGAAGAGTTCGTCATGGCTGTGCGCGAGCGCGCCGCGGCGACCACCAACGAGATCATCCGCTGTTCCCCCGACATGCTGCAGCGTGCGCAAGGCATGGCGATCGAGGCCAATGAGCTCGCCGTGGTGCTGATGAACGCACCGACGCTCGCCGAAAAGATAAATCAGGGACGCCCCAATGCCCGATTCCAAGCCTGACTACACGCCGGAGATGCCGGACCAGATCAAGCGGCAGCTCGCCGAAGTCGAAGCTATTCGCGCCGGGCTCGAGACCGCGCCGCCGTTAGACGACGCGCAGCCGCCAGCTCAGGAGGCCGCGCCTGGCCAGGAGCCGGCAGCACCTCAGCCGGGGGTTCCTCCTCAACCTCCCCCGGCTGAGGAGGAAGAAAGCTGGGAGCAGCGGTATCGTTCCCAGGCCGGTCGGCTTGAGCAGGCGCAGAAAGCCAATACCGCATTGGCCGACCGGCTCCAGCAATTGGAAAACCTCGTCGCCACCATGAAGGTGCGCGGCGCCGAGGAGGAGCGGCCGCCGGCCGCAGTGCCGATCACCAAGCCGAAACTGGTCACCGATCAGGAGGCGCAGGAGTATGGCGACGAGTTCCTGAGCGTCGTCGGCAAACGAGCTCGCGAGGAATACGTGCCCGAGTTCGAGCAGCTGGCCGACCGCATCAAACGGCTCGAAGGCCGCGTCGAGAATGTCGGTACGGTGATGGAGAAGGACCGCACTACCGAGCTGTGGGGCAACCTCACCGCGGTTATCCCGCAGTGGCGGCAGATCAACAAGCACCCGGATTTTATCGCCTGGCTTAGCCAGCCGGATACTTTTTCGGGCCGTCGCAAGCACGATTTGCTGAAAGAGGCCTTCTCTAGACACGAAACAAATCGCGTCGTATCGTTCTTCCAGGGATTTTTGACTGAGGCTGCCGGCCTCCCACCAACGTCCCAGGCTAAGGAACCTTCAGCGCCCCCTCTACCCGGCAACGGGAATGGCAGCGGGAAGCCCTCCCTGGAACAGTTTGCGGCACCCGGCAGAGCCAGATCAGCGCCGCAGCAATTGCCGCCTGATAAGCCCGTGTACACGACCGCCCAGATTGCAAAGTTTATGGATGATAAGCGGACGGGCAAATACCGTGGACGCGAAGCCGACGCAGAAGCGATCGAGCGAGATATCTTCCAGGCTCAGCATGAAGGGCGAATCCAGTAACCATTAATTTGGCGCGAGGTTCGTCATGGCATTTCCTGTAGCAGGTGCGGGCACGACCCCACCCATCTATCCGACCGGTGCAACAACCCCCACTCCAGCGTACTCCGGCACCTTCATCCCTGTGCTGTGGTCGACGAAGCTGATCGAAAAATTCTATGCGTCGACCGTGCTCGCAGCGATCAGCAACACGGACTACGAGGGCGAGATCAAGTCGAAGGGCGACAAGGTCATCATCAGGACCAAGCCGACGATCACGATTAAGGATTACAGGGCCGATGGCCTGCTCGAGATCGAGCGTCCTTCCTCGAACATCGTCGAGCTGCCGATCGACAAGGGCAAGTACTTCAACCTCATCCTGGACGACGTCTACGAGATCCAGTCCGACCTCAACATGATGAACATGTGGTCGGATGACGCTGCCCAGCAGTTCAAGATCGTCGTCGACACCGAGGTGCTGAAGGGCCTGCTCGGCCAGGCAGACACCTGGAACAAGGGCGCCACCGCTGGCGCCATCTCCAAGAACGTCAATCTTGGTGTTACCGGCACACCGCTGCAGATCGTCGCGCGCAACCCGGCCGGCACTGCCGGCAAGGTCGAGATCGTGGATCTTCTGGTGCGTCTGGGCCAGGTGCTCGACGAGCAGAACATCCCCGAGACCGGCCGTTGGGTCGTGCTTCCGGCCTGGATTTCCTCGCAGATCAAGATGAGCGAGCTCCGCGATGCCTCCCTGACCGGAGACTCGGTCTCGATCCTGAGGAACGGCAGGCTCGGCATGGTCGATCGTTTCACGATCTACGTGTCGAACTTGCTGCCCGGCGGCACCGCTGCCGGCCTGGCAGCCGGCGAGTGGGTCGTCTATGCCGGCACCCAGCACGGGCTGACCTTCGCCAGCCAGATCAACAAGGTCGAGACGCTGCGCTCCGAGCTGACCTTCGGCACGCTGCTCAGGGGCCTGCAGGTCTATGGCTACAAGGTGCTTGACGGTAAGGCGCTCGCGCAGGCGATCGTAACTCCAGGGTGATCTGATGCCTGCTTTGGAGACGGTAGGACAGTATCTCGAAGAGTCCCGCCGCCTCCTGCAGGACGAGTTCACGCCGTATCGGTACCCTGACGATGACCTGATCGACGCGATGAACATCGGCCTGATGGAGGCGAGGCGGCTCCGGCCAGACCTGTTCCTGCCACTGTTCGAGATACCGTGGTTCGACCCGACGAAGAGCTCGCCGGACAGCGACCTCAACAAACCAGTGACGCTCGATCCGATGTACCGCAGCTCACTGGTTTATTACATTGTCGGACGCATGCAGTTGCGCGACGACGA